CTTTACTCGATGTTATGTACTAGAATTGACCCTATGAAAGAGGTGTGCTAATGGCAACAGGCTGGCCAATGAAAGTTTCGTACGCAAATGGAGATGTCTACTCTTCGAGCGACGTCAATGACACAAATGGCACGATTAACCTTCTTGGTTCTAGCGTTGCTTATACCGCTGGCAAAAATGCAGCAATAAACGGAGCGATGGACTGGTCACAAAGAGGGACTACTTTTACCAATCCAGCATCTCAGACTTATACCTTAGACAGATATAAAGTAGCGTGGGATGGAACAGGTGCAACACAGACTGTATCTCAGCAAACCTTTACTCCTGGCACTTGCCCTACAGGCTATGAGTCAAAGAGTTTTATGCGTTGGGCTGTAACTGTTAATGGAACAGGAAATAATTACAGAGCAATAATTAACAATATGGAAAATGTGCAGACTTTTGCAGGTCAAAAAGTTACAGTATCGTTTTGGGCTAAAGCAGATGCATCAAGAACTTTAGGGGCAACTTATTTATCTCAAGCATTTGGCACAGGTGGGTCAAGCCAAGTAGATACAGCAATTACCCTTAACTCAACTTCTTTAACAACTTCTTGGCAGCGTTTTTATGGAACTGTAACCTTGCCTAGCATTTCAGGAAAGACAGTTGGCACAGGTTCTTATCTATCGTTTTCTCAATACTTAACTGCTAATACAACAATGACTACGGATATATGGGGATTACAGGTCGAATTAGGAGCAACAGCCACAGCCTTCCAAACTGCAACAGGAACTATTCAAGGCGAATTGGCTGCTTGCCAAAGGTATTACATCCGATACACAGCATCGGGAGTTTATTCTATTTTTGCGGCATCTGCTTTTGCGTATAGCGCCGTAGTAGGAGTTGGAATTTTTGTTTTTCCTGTTGAAATGAGAACTACACCTACAGCCTTAGATAGTTCAACGTTGGCTTTTAGCAAATTTGATAACACTCATTATACAGCAAGCGCTGTTACATATGACGGCGGAACAACAAGTCCAAAAGTATGTTACGTCTACGGAACTATTGCTGGTGCTACTGCTGGCAATACTGGTTATTTTGGAGCAAACAATTCAGCGACAGCATATGTCGGATTTAGTGCGGAGTTTTAAAAATGGATAATGTATCTTTCATAACAAAAATTAGTCCTGTAAGTGGCGAAGAAGTTGAATTTGCCATTATTGACCGAGGCAACAACGAATTTACTTCAATGCTTAAATCAACTTACGATGAAATGATTGCTCAAAGTGAAGCCTTTACTCTGTAAAGCAGGACAACAACTTCGTGAGCAGATTGATGATTCTTTTCCTGACCGCGATAGAAAGTCCGATGGTTGGATAGGCGATGCCGCACACGCCAGTCGTCCAAGTGACCACAATCCCGATCCGTCTAACGGCTACGTCAGGGCTATTGATGTGGATAAGGATTTCAACTCACGCCCCAGCACAGGTGCTTATCTTGCCGACCAAATACGCTTATGCGCCAAGTCAGGTGAGAAACGAATTGCTTACGTCATCTATGCAGGCAAGATCGCTACCCCTAAGAAATCTTGGAATTGGCGTACTTACGATGGGATTAACCGCCACGATCATCACATCCACATTAGCTTTACTAAAGAAGGCGATCAGAATGGTCGCTGGTTCGACATCCCGATGCTAGGAGCAACAACAAATGAAAGACCTTAAAACAGCAGCAGGCTCATGGGCTAGAGCATTCTTAGTAGCAGTATTAACACTTGCAGCAGCTGGTGTTACAGAGCCAAAGGCATTACTTGCTGCCGGACTTTCATCATGCTTGCCACCAGTTATTCGTTGGTTAAATCCTAACGATTTGAGCATGGGCATTCAGAAGTAATGACTGCCCTTAACTGGGCGGCTCTCGCAGTTGCAACCATCTCAATCGTTACTGGCTTTGTTGGATCAATCCGCTGGCTTGTAAAGCATTACTTAAATGAACTAAAACCAAATGGTGGTTCATCGATGAACGATAGATTGAATCGGCTTGAAGGGCGTGTCGAAACAATCATTTCTTTATTGGAGAGGTGACAATTTACACATGGCTAGAAAAGCAACTCAGAAGCTAGTGGATGAAGGCTATTCCAAACTAGATGCGTGGGCTATCGGAGTGCATGAAATGTATCGTGCATTACGCCGCGCAGGCTTCGATGTTGATTTGGCACTTGCCATTATTGTAGAGAAACAGGCTTATCCTGAATGGATACTTCCATCGCCTATTAACCCAAATATCCCAGAGCCAGACTGGTATGACGATGAGGATGAATGAAAAGAACTGTAGTAGTTCCAGACTTACAAGTTCCCTATCACGATCCAGTAGCTGTTAAAAATGTTGCAAGTTTTATTAAGGCTTACCGCCCCGATTCTGTCGTTACACTTGGAGATGAAATCGATCTCCCACAAATATCCCGATGGACAGAGAACACGCCAGGATGGTACGAGCAGACACTAGCTGCTGACAGAGATGAAGCAGTCGAGGTTCTTTGGTCATTAGTCGAGCATGCTAAAGAAGCTCACATGATCCGTAGCAATCACACAGACCGCCTGTACAACGTCACCATGAAGAAGATTCCTGCATTCCTAGCATTACCAGAGTTGCGCTTCGAGAAGTTTATGAAACTTGATGAACTAGGAATTACCTATCACAAGAAGCCTTACGCCATAGCAAAGGGCATTGTGGCAGTTCATGGAGATGAGGGAAGCGTAAAGCCTACACCTGGTCTTACAGCCCTTGATGCGGCTCGTAGGCATGGTATTAGCGTTATATGTGGACACACTCACAGAGCAGGTCAATCGGCCTTTACAGAGGCTTCAGGGGGTCGTATAGGCCGTATCCTGCGTGGATGGGAAGCAGGCCATCTTATGGATGTCAGGCAGGCTCATTACACTAAAGGCACGATGAACTGGCAGCAGGCCTTCATTATCATCGAGGAAATCGGTGCAAACGTGCAGGTCAGCATAATCAATCTTGAAAAGGACGGCACATTCATTGTGTCAGGCAAACGCTATGGACGATCTCGATAACGACATAAAGCATGACGTTGATGTCCAAATGGATAACTCAGAATTGTTACCATTTCGTTATCAAAATCAACACAATAAATCCAACTAGCTGTGTGACACTATTCCTGTTCCCGAAAGTATCGGGGCAGAAGGGCTACAAATGTTTTGGATACAAGCAATGGGCATAGTAGGAGTTATGTTTGCAACTTCCTTTGTCTGGTACTGGACAGGTCACAAAGATGGTGTACGAGAAGGTTACACAAGGGGTCGCTCAATCTCACGTCAAGAATTTTGGCAGGAATAGATGAAAGCGACTAAGGCACTCATCGATGCAATCGACATCATGCAAGATCGTGGCAAGGTCTATGGTCATCCGAAAATTAACCAGGGTCGGATATCTGCAAGGCTATCCAATCTATTTGATTTCCCAATCACAGACGTTCAAGCTGCACTTGCAATGGTCGAAGTTAAACTCGCCAGAATCACAGAATCGCCAGGACACACAGATTCTTACATTGATGCAATAGCGTATCTGGCAATAGCAGTTCAACTACAAACAGAAGAGGACGAACTATATGTTTGATCTATCTAATTATGAAGATGTGAATTCTCGCATCAAACGCTTTCAAGCCGCTTATCCAGTAGGGAGAATAGTTACCGATGTCATTCAATTTAATGCTGAAAAGGGTTACGTCCTTGTATCGGCTCAGATTTATAGAGAGCATGAAGATACGTTGCCTTCTGCTGTCGATTACGCTTTTGGAGATGCAAGTACGTTTAATGCTTCGATGCGTAAGTTTTACGTTGAAGATACTGTCACGTCAGCGATTGGAAGAGCACTATCGCTTATACTCGAAACATCCAGCAAACCGACACAACAGGATATGGCTAGAGTCAGAACAACAACCACCAAAGAATATATCCCTGTCGTAAATGAGGACGATGCCTGGACGATCAAAACAGTTGCAATGCCAATAACATCAGAAGAAGCTGTAGCAACTGTAAAGGACATTATAGGTGCTACGACTGACAAAGATGTGCCGCGTTGTCCACATGGTGAAATGCACTGGAAATCAGGATCAAGTAAAGGCAAGCAATGGGGTCACTTTAAGTGTCCAGCAGCTGTTACAGGTGAGATGGATCGATGCGACAAAGGCAAAGATGTCATCTGGTATGAGATTTCACCACAAGGTAACTGGCAACCACAGAAACTAAGGCTGGTATAGATAATGGGTGACATGATAATCTATGACAATGGCAGGGCAACAATCTTGGGAGAACAATTCCCAGAGCCAGAAGATATTGTTATCTATTGCGATCTATGCAATGAGCCTTTGGCTATTACTCCAGAATTTAATGGTCAAGTATTCCTACGCTGTCTGAAATGTCATGCCGTTAATGGCAAGCCAATCGCGCAAGCATAGAGGTTATGCGACCGAACGCATTGTCGCCATGTACTTGCAGCAATGGTGGCACGCAGCTAGTGTCGGTCGTGGTCAAGGCGAGGACATTCTCAATGTTCCGTTCGACATCGAGATTAAGGCTCGTAACTCACTTGACATCAAAGGGACACTACGCCAAATCAAGGCACGCACAGACAAATCAGGGAAGCTTGGATTTGCGTGTTTCAGACTTAATGGTCAAGGGGAAGCATCAGTCGGTGAGTTCGTCTGCATGTTGTCATTAGTCGATTTGGTGCAGTTATTACGCAAGGCAGGCTATACAAAGATTCCAGCAGATATTGACTGGAATAGAAGTTTAGTTAGATGTAGTAATTGTGGTAATTGGAAAGTCAAATGGTGGGAGTGTAAAGCTTGTGGGAAAGAAGCGTCTGATGCCGATGTATGACTATCGCTGCCCTATTTGTAATACGCAAATGGAGTTAGAACTATCTATGGATCATGATTTAGTTCGATGTACTAGTTGTGGCGCACAAGCTAATCGAATCTATTCTGCACCTGGCTTAGTGTTCAAAGGGAAGGGCTTTTATGTCAATGACTCTAAGGACAAGTAATGGATAAATGGGGCAAACAAAATGTTAAGTGTCCTGATTGTAAAAAACCACAACTTATGACATTTGAAACGGCTTATGATGACTTTGTGAGTGAGAGTTATTGTGTTAGATACTTTGAAAGATTATGTGCCAGTTGCTTATATTGGTGTGGCTGGATTTGGGTTGACAATGGAAGGATTAAATTACCTATCAATTAGAAACGCCGTCCTGACCAGCACTTATAGAAATGGATTTGACATGACCAGTACACTCAGAGGGCTAGAGCACACCAAGTGCTCAGAGCGAACCGTGAAGCGGTTAGTTCGCTCGGTAGCAATCGTTATCGGGGGAGCTCTATGCTTCTCCGTTGTATCAGCAGCTAGTGCGACAAACGATCCTAATAAAAGACTTACATCAAAAGAGTATGCACGAG